GTCTTTTGTACTGAACCGTGACCCTGAAGGGAACATCCTTGAGGTTGTGGTGCGTGAAGAAGTTAATCCTGATGTGCTGCCTGGCAAGGTTGCTCCTAAAGATGCAGAGGGCAAGTTTGTAGACAAAACTGTTTTCCTGTTTACCCACGTCAAGTGGGATTACAAAGCTGACCGCTGTAACTGGTATCAAGAGGCTTATGGAAAACAGATTGGTAAGCCTGGTTCTGTTCCTATTGATAAGAGCCCTTGGATCCCCCTGCGGATGTTCCGTGTAGCTCACGAAGCTTATGGCCGTGGCTATTGCGAAGAGTTGCTGGGAGACCTGAAGAGCCTTGAGTACCTCTCTAAAGCCATTGTGGAGGGCTCTGCAGCAGCAGCCAAGATCATCTTCCTGTGCAACCCTAACGGTACGACTCGCCCTGACGTTCTTGCTCGGGCTGCCAATGGATCAATTGTGGCTGGCAACCCAAACGATGTGGCTCCTCTTCAAATGCAGAAGCAAGCAGACCTCACGGTTGCTTTGAACACCATTGCACGGATTGAACAACGACTGAGCTTTGCGTTCCTGCTTAACAGCGCTATTCAAGCTGGTACCTCTGGCCGGGATCGAGTGACAGCCGAAGAGATCAGAATGGTTGCACAGGAGCTGGAAGCCGGACTTGGTGGCATTTACAGCATTCTGAGTGTTGAGCTGCAGCTTCCCCTTGTGAACCGCAAAATGGCCCTTATGGAGCGTCAAGGGCGTCTTCCGAAGCTTCCTAAGGACATTGTGAAACCTCAGATCACCACTGGTCTTGATGCCCTGGGACGTGGCAACGATAAGGCCAAGCTGATTGAGTTCCTCCAAACCATTGCTGGAACCCTTGGTCCCGAAACGATGGTCAAGTATGTCAATAGCCGTGAGTTGATTACTCGCCTTGCAGCCTCTGATGGCTTGGATACTTACAAACTGATTAAGAGCGACGAAGACCTCATGGCTGAAGAACAGCAAGCAGCTATGATGATGCAGCAACAAATGGCCCAGCAAGATCCTAATAACGATCCTGCTAAACAGGCCGCTCTCGTTAAAGCTGAAAATGACTCAATCCGGGCAAGTCAAGAAATCGGTGGAGCCCCTGGAGGCTTCTGAGGTTAAAGAGCTTCCTAAAAAGCCTGAGCCTAAATCCAAGATGGATATGCTCATCGAGCGTCTTAAGGAAGAAAAGCCTGATGCTTATGAGCAATATGTCACTGCTGCCAAGAAGAAGCGGCCAGTTTGGATCTATCCTGATCTGACCATTCGCATTGGTTGATCATGGAAGTTATTGCAGATAACTTTTTGGGACAGCAAACTGGCCCTTACAACGAGCAAGACATTGAAGCTCTTGAAGCTGCTGAAAAGCAGGAACAACAAGAGGAGTTGATTGCTGGTAAGTTTCGTTCACCTGATGAGCTGCTTAAGGCTTATCAAGAGCTTGAAAAGAAACTGGGTAGCCGGAGTGGTTACGACAAAGCTGAGGAATCTTCTACTGAGGAAGCGGAGCAGCAGGAAGCTGTTGTTCTGTCTCAGGATGAAGAAGCCACCATTATGGAAAGCATTGGTGGTCAAGAGAACTTTGAAGCTGTTCAAGGATGGGCTCGGGAAAACCTCGATGCTGCTGAACTTGAGGCTTACAACCGTGAAGTAAACAGCGGTGACTACTACCGTGCTCGTAACGCTTTGCAATCTTTGTACTACGCTTTCCAAGAAAACTCTGGCTATGAACCTGAACTGATCGGTGGCAAACTGTCTGGTAACAGCAGTGATGTGTTCCGTTCCAGCCAGGAAGTTATGGCTGCTATGAGTGACCCTCGGTATTTGCAAGATCCTGCTTATACCCAAGACGTTCAAGACAAACTGATCCGTAGCGACGTTCTCGGTCCTAGGGGTTAGTATTTCATTAGCGAACGTAAACATTGTTGCCGCCGAGGCGATAACAACAGTTGAGTTACGAGCGCGTTAAACACTCCTACCTTCTAACTAACGATGCCTGACTTTGCATCTCTTAGCCGGTTGGGTGGACTTAATGGCGTTCAATATAACGCTGGTTCCGCCTCCGGTAACTACGAAAAGGAAAACGCCAATTTCCTTAAAATCTTCTCTGGGGAAGTTCTGACCACCTTCAACCGTGAAACGATCTTCAAAGATCTCACGATGAAGCGCACGATCTCTTCGGGCAAGAGCGCTAGCTTCCCGATCACTGGTCGTTTCTCCAGCCGCTACCACCGTCCTGGTGACTTCATCACCGGTCAGGGTAACAAAGGCATGATTGGCGAAAAGATCATCACCATTGATGACCTGCTGATCGCTGATGCTTCGATCTATGACCTCGATGAGGCCAAACTGCACTGGGACGTTCGTTCGATCTACTCGACCGAGCTTGGCCGCGCTCTGGCTCGTGCTTATGACCAGCGTCTGGTTCGTACCCTGCTGTCTGCTTCTGAGTCTGACGGTCGTGTGAAGGATTGGGATTCCAAGCGATTCCAACTGAACGGTGGTACTTATTCCTCCGTGAGCACCAACACCATTACTCTGAGCGCTAACTTCCAAACCGCTGAGCTGACCTATTGGGCAGTGGGTGAGGTTGTGTATGGCGAGACCTCTGGTGCTTATGGTGTGATCACCACTGCTCCTACCAACGGCGCTGCTACTTTCGTTATCAACCCGATTGGTTCGATTGGTACTGGCTCTAACGCTGGTTTCACTGTGGGTGAGCGTCTGTTCGTTCTGAACTCGATGCCTGGTGGTACGTCCTTCAGCAGCATCAACCTTGACGGCGCTGCTGACCGTAACGCCCGTGGCGATCTGATTGTGGAGAACCTGTTCAAGGCTTGCCAAGCTCTGGACGAGAAGGATGCTCCTAAGGAAGGCCGTGTGTGCGTCCTGAGCCCTGGTGCTTACTACGACGTGCTGAACAGCGACCGTGCCATCAACACCGACTTCAACGCTGGTGGTGGTGCTAACGGTGCTATCTACCAGAACCGTGTTGCTTCTGTGGCTGGCTTCCGCCTGCTGACCAGCAACCACCTGGGTATCAACAGCTATACCGCTAACCAGACCTACGCTGGTCTGAGCAACCAGTCTGCTGTGACCCGTGGTGAGCGTCCTAACTACATCAACGGTAAGGACGGTTCTGACGGTGCTGCTGCTTCCGGTACTTATGATTACTACCAGGATGAGCAAGGCAACACCTCCTCCATCGCTAACTGCTTCGGCCTTTGCTTCACCAAGGAAGCTGTGGGTACTGTGGCTCTGAAGGATGTGTCGATGCAGATGACCGGTTCTGAGTACAAAGCTATGACTCAGAGCACCATGATGGTCGCTAGCTATGCCGTGGGTCACGGTATCCTGCGTCCTGAGTGCTGCGTCAGCCTGCTGTCTGATGGCAACCCGTATTGATTAACTAGCTTCTAGTTAATTACCAATACAATGAGGGGAGGCAAATGCTTCCCCTTTTTTGTTGCAATAAATGGCGACTAGTAAACTCAGTGCAGTTAACACCCTGCTCGCCATTATTGGTGAAGCACCTATTAACTCTCTCAACCCACCAATAACTGGTGACGCTAGTCTTGCAGAGCGCACCTTGGATGAGGTTAGCCGTGAGGTTCAAGGCGCTGGGTGGTCTTGGAACACAATGCTGTATGACTCCATTCCTCTGGACGCTTCTACAGGCCAATCCCAGCTTCCTAGCAACACCTTGGCTGTACGGTTTAATCCGCTGTCGTATCCCTCTCAAAGGTTTGTTCTTCGCGGTCTTCGGCTTTTTGATCGCGTTAAAAACACATATGACTTAAGGGGTAGTCTCGGTGTTGCTGTAACTGGTAATACCAGTGATTTGGTTGCTGAGATTGTGGAAGAACTGGAGTGGGACAGCATTCCTGAGACTGCTCGGAGGTACATTATGATCCGTGCTGGTCGGATGTTTTCTAACCGCGCTGTAACCTCTGCCAGTATTGAGAGCTATACGGCTGATGATGAGAAGAACGCTTTGCAAATTCTGAAGCGTACTGAAGACATGGCCCAGAACTACAACTTCATCAGTGGTCCTGATGATATGTATGGTGGCCGTGTGATTACTACTTTTGGTCCCGACATTCTTGATCGCTGA